CCCTATTTCAAGAGTTACAGATGGATGTATTGTCAATCTTCAAAAGGATAGTGTTTCGTGTATAACAAACTCTACTGACTTGGGTGTTGTTTTGTGTTGTAAGCTTAATCTCCAAAAAGAAAATTCTACGATTAGTAATTTAAATGTTGGAAATTGTAAGAAACTTATAAAACTCTTAACCTGTATTAACGATAATGACATTGAGTTAACGGTTGAATCAAACAATATTAACTATGAAGACAATTCGTTAAAATTTAAGTATCATTTACTAGACGATGGTGTTTTACAAACTGCCAAAATTTCATTAGAAAAGATTAAATCTCTTCAATATGATACAACCTTTGTTTTAACTAGTGAACAGCTTTCTAGCATCTTAAGGGGAAGTTCTTTTGGTAACGATACAAATAAAATCTATTTTTATACAAAAGATAGTAAAGTTTATTCAGAATTAACTGATCAATCTCAACAAAATATTGATAGTGTAACTTTTCAAATTGCTGATTCTTATATCGGAGAAGAGATAAAGTCACCTCTTCCGTTTAAATTGGAAGTATTACAAATTTTATCGTCTATTTTTAAGTTAGAAAAACTAACAGTTAACGTTAATAATAAACAAAAGTTTTTATCCTTTGAAACCAATGATTCTGATTTTGAATTAACGTATATAGTACAAACATTACTTAAATAATTTATCTGTCCTCTCTGTAATATGTTAAGAACTACCTCCTTCTAAATATTACTCGCGTTAGAGGGGCAGATCACTTTTAGGGTTAAAAATGAATAAAATATCTAATCAATCGTACTTTGTTAAAAGACTTAAAGACTGCGGATACTATATCTATAAGATTTTTGATAAATATTCAGAAGCAGACTGTCGATGCTGGACTATTATGATCGATCCTGGTGGTACAAGTACCTATTGTACATATGTCGAGAATAAAGAGGAAGAGGGTAACAATTATTTTGAGTTATATGACAATTCTCAATATATTCTAGGAAAAATTAAAATCGCTACTAATTCAATTGAAGTTTTTATTACATATTTAGTTAGGTTTGGGATTAATAAAAAGTTTGAACAACAGTCAAAAAGATAAATATTTAAAAGAATGAGTGTCAATAATGAGACTTTATATGAAAAAGAATAAAAAAGATACAAAAAAACTACCTAAATCTAATAAAGTAAAAGAAATTGTTGAAAAGGCTAATATAAAACCTGATTTAAAAGAAAAGAGCGTATCAGTAAAAAGTGCTTTTAATGATGAAAAAGAATTTATAGAATATATGGATTCTATCATTAAAGACGAAGAACTCAAGAAAAGACGGTCAAAGGCTAAACAAATGGACGAAGTTTTTAAATGCCTTGACAACGTAATGCCTGAATTTTATCAAACATGCATGGTTTTCGGCTTTAATCTACTAGGAGAGCCAAGTGTTTATTTAAATGCTTCTTCTGAAAAAGATAAACAAGCCTTATTTCATCATGTTAAATCAATGGTTTTTTCAACCCTTGGTGAACACTAATTTTAACGATTTAAGAGGCTTAAAACGCATTAAAGTTAAGAACCCCCGTTCAGCTATGTATTACCATACTATCGTCAGTTTTTAGCCAAACTGTATGTCGTTTTACGTCATTGTACACACGTGCCTATCCCAATACATCCAATTTCTAGAGCTTTATGACTGACATATTGAGAAGCTGAACTCATACCGTTGCCATATTCACCTGCCCACACCTTTCCGCTGCCATAAGCCATTAAATTTTTACATTCTATAAGGTATGAGGTAGCATTTGACATGTTTAAAGGAGGATGGCTTACAAATATAGGACCTTCTAGCCATACTTCCAATTGAGGATGAGCAACATCTCTTAAGAATCCACTACTTCCATTACCAACAATAACACGCTTTTCTGGAGCATATTTTTTACACCAACCAACTATTTGATGAACAGAGTCAACAGTTCTAAACCTCTCATCCGTTTCTAAACAAGTCATAAACGCAACTTCATCCACAGATGCCCAAGAAAAATATTCAGCCATTTGTCTAATATAATCCTCATATTGGTTTGATCTTAAATTAGTATCATCATCATTAAATAAATCAACAATAATATGTTTAATTCCATATTTAGGCATTACGTTATTAAATTCATTATTTAATGTAGCCTTAAGTCCCGAGTCATTATATAAGTGTTCAGCAATAAAAAGAAGAGTGTCTCCTCCAACTGCTTGAATTCCTTGATAATAAAACTTTCGTTCATCACTAGAAACATGTCCAGCAAAATTAAGGGAGCTGGTAACACCATAATTCTGATCATAAGGTGCATTGCCAATTGAAAAGAACATAGAAGCCCTCCATTGAGGCCCTGTAAACTCCGATCCTGGAGTTGCTGCTGGGCCAGGATCATAAGACTCAGATTGAGATTCCATAGACTCAGCCTCTGCCGAAAGAACCTCATAAACAGAATAAAAAGCAGCAGCCCAATCAATAGTTGTACTTAATTCGGGGTTTGTTGTTCCTAAGCAGGCTGTATAACTAAAAGATCCAGGAAGTCCATAATCTAAACATATATCAGCGGCACATATTAATGAGGAAAGAGAAGGAAAAAGATCACCAGTTACAATATATTCAAATGGTTCAGCTGATACTGGACTGGTAAGATATGAAGAAGACATATCGGGTAATCGTGATGGTGGTAAAAAATAGGGCATTCCACTTACATTAGCAAATGTTTCCGGTGCTCCAGGAAACCCACAAAACCATTCGGGAAGATCTTTTCTTGTTATAGTTCCTTTAACTTGTGAAAACCATTGTTTTAAAGCTAGTTTATATAATAGACTATTAACATTTATTCTATTTTTTGGATCAGTTGTCAAGATGTTAGTTATAATTTGATTATAATCTAAGGTATTTTTAGAAGCAACAGAGACAATAGGGGCAGTTGGTCGTGTAGTTGTTCCTTTAATACTCGTAATTGATGTAATCATATTATGTTGTTTCCGTTATCGATGATTTCAATTGAGACAAAGAAACACCATTGTTAAAAATACTTTTTGTTCTGGAATCACTTCCGCTTTCGTTAATAGACACATTATCTATTATATAAGATGCTGTTTCTCCTTCTACCTCCGTGCGGGTAATTTGACCAGTAAAAGTAATAGATCTTGTCATATGTTCGACACGATTTTCCGGTTCAATATAATCTTCAAACCTATAGGAGACTTTACAAATAACATTTAAATATTTTGTAATTTCAGGGGTTTCAATTTTCGTAGTAACAGTTCCATAGTTACTTACATTAGGTTCGTAAACAAATGAATCGTCTCCAAAATTAGTTAATATATAAGTAAATGAATTTTGTATAACAGAATTAACTTTTGAACCAAATGTTGTTCGAGCTTGAAGAACATCTGGATCATCATCTGTACTTGGAACATATCCTTCGCTTGAACGGGTAGCAGCAATAGAAGCATTTTGATTTATCCCTTGTTGAGCCATTAGTGCCCTTACTTGTTCCTTTGCTAGACACAACTTTAAAGGTATATTAAAGAACGTATGTGTATGAGGAGGTATAATATGAGAATGGGCTGGAACGTCAGCAACGTCACCAGGTATTATAACCCCTTCTTGTAAACTTACTGTTTTATAACATCCAGGGGCCGTCTGGTATAAAGTTAAAAGGGCAGATGTTGGAATTTCATCCGCAGCGGTTTCAGTACTTGATATTGCAAACCCTGATGTTTTTCCTGGAGGAGCCATCCACATAGTTTCTTGCATTTCCGCAGGGGCCGTAACATGCAACAATCCAACTTCCCCATCAACATATAAACCACCTTTTAAAACAGTGTTTCTAGACACATGTAAAGGAGCATCAATAGTAACAGGGTCGTGTTCATAAGAATTAATTTGAATATTTTGAGCTCTTAACGATAGTCGTTTACCGCCGTCAATATTAATTTCATGTGCAGATGATAAATTAACTTGTTCACCAGAGAAGTTAATTATGGCTCCAACCATTGATAACGTACCAAATGTTTTAATATCAATACCTTTAGCCCCAACCAATATTTTATATCGGTTGCATACTGTTAAATTAAAGTCTCCAGGTAAATCTCTGGTTCAACTTGTTCAATATAGGGAGCTTTATCAAATGTTTCATATACTCCACCAGGAGCCACTGTAATACCTTGAATTCTAAGTTTTCCTTCTGGGTCAATACGATAAGGTTTAAGGTCATTCATTTTTAACCCTATTGTTTCTAGTTTATTTTGGTTAACATTAGTAATAATGTCACCTTTCCCGATTGAAGTTTCTAGTTTAGTTAACTCGGTTTGAGCATCTAACATAGTCACACCAAACGGAACAGGGGCAAGTTTTTGAGGTTCAGGTGTCCAAACTCCACCCTCGGTTGATGGGCTTATTCCGGTTGGAGCCTTAGTAACAGGATCGTAACAAGCTGTACAGTACTCACCAAATTTAATACCAGGAACTTCTACAAAAACAGATAATTCTGCCGCTAAAGCGGCCTTATATAACTCTGTTGCCACGTTATATGCAGCCCACTCAAGACCCATTATACCACGAAAAAGACTTGGTATAAAAACAGAAAAGGTCCAATCAGCTATAATCTCTTCTGTACTTGAAAATTTTTGGGCACCACACACGGGACAAGTTGATTTAGTTCCATTTTGTTCTTGAAGGGAAGAACACTCTTGCGGTGGTAAAATTTTGTTGCAGCGTTGTACATCAAATAACCTGTTTATTTGGTACAAATTACTATTAATCTTATATATATTATTAATAGTGTTGAGCAGGGCAGCATCAACGGGTTTTCCAACTATCATAGACTTATCGCCATTAATTACTAAGTCATAATTTGCGCCAATAAAGTCAGCTTTATTTCCTTTAACAGTAAAGTATTCATTTTCTAAAACCAATTTTTGATTGTTTTTAGAAGCAAGTTCAATATTGGTTAAATTGTTAAATTCTTTAAAAGATCCAGAGTAATGTGTTAATCTTAATATTTCCCGTAAATCAGTATCAACCAATTCAATAGTGTTTTTATTTGAATTTAAAACAGTCTTAGACCTAAAGGTTTTAGCGTCCGGTAAATCTGCTATTGCTGGGTTAGAATCATTTTCATATTTAGAAGGATAATCTACAGTAACTTTTTTACCTTCTATATTTTCATATTCATAAATTCCATTATAGTCTTGACCGCCTGCACAAGCAGCAAAGTAAACCGGACACATATGATTTCCATTTTTAAAGAAAACCCACAAGTGAGCACCAACATTAGGTATGCTAAACAAACCTCGAGCTCTATTTGAATAGTCAGGTGGATTATATTCAAAAGCGTAGGGGTTTGCTGGTACTAAACCCTGTTGACTATTAAATGCATCAGATAAACTATTATCAGACCTTTGAAACCCTTGTGAAGGACGTGGGCCGTATTCTAATTGAGCTTTTTCGCTATCATTCTCATCTTCGGTCCAAACGTTAACGTCTGAAGTTGTGGCTGTTTTTTTAAATGCGTTATATCGTCCTGAAGCATTTCCTCCACCCAATGGAAGGGCAGGCTCAGCCCAAGGTAAAACCATTTGAAGACCACTTAAAGATTGCATAGTTAATTGTTGGCTTTGGTCAATACTATCTTCCATTGGAAACGAAAAATAAGAATCCAGTTTTCTTGGATCCCAACTTTTATCGTCAATTTGATAGATATGAGGAATATAAACCTTAACCCTGCCTTTTTTAAGGGGATCATTATTCTGTATTACAATTCCTAAATAATTAGAGTCAAAATTCATAAATTTAAACCAAGATATTTTCAGTTGTTTGTTTATTATAATCTATTGGGGTTCCGCGATAATCGGCTTTTATAAAATTGTCTTCATTAAAATATTCAACAACAAGGTCAAGTGTATTATAATTGGCAAACCCAGCGTTAACTTGTTTCTTTACTAGCTTTTCATAAAGCAATAAAATAAAGACGATATTAAGTGGAGATGGTATAAGCTTAACAAGCTCTTCTAACACTTTATCTGATGGGGTTGGAAAGCTACCTCCTACGTAGTTTTCGTCGTCGTCTAGCCCAAGATATTGCTTTACTGTGACTGTAACTTCATGAATTTTTTGATCACCTGTATTATTAAATGATGTTGCTAATCCCTTAACATATCCGTAAGCTGGATAATCTGTGCTTGTATCTATAATTTTATCAACACCAGTTGTGAAAGAAGAAGAATCCCAGGCTACGTCCAACCCAGCAATATCTACATTTAATTGTAAAGACTGGTGTCTGGCTAAGGTTTCACATAGTTTTTGGTAAGACGGTTGAATAATATTTGTAGTATTTTCACTTGCTTTACCCAACATTCCATATTTTGTAGCTTTTTCAATTCCTTTTCCCCATTGAGTAGCATCTAATGAGCTAGTGTCTCTTCGTAAATTTAATAAAGAAAAAATATTAGAAGGCGGGTTTTTAAGATATTCTAATTGAGGCATATTACTTTTAGCGACTTTACTTGTATTAGGATCAGAATATAAACGTCCAATCCAAGTTTTTATACTAGACGCCTTATCAATTAAACTTGTATTGGTAGAATCAGCAATATCTTTAATTGTATTAATAATTAAAAAGGCAGAGTCTTGGTATTGCTTACGAAAATTACTAAGCTTAATTAAGGCTATATTTCTCTTTTCCTCTTTAACAGAAGCATTTGTAGGTGCTATATTGCTTGCAAAATTTACTGTTAAAGAATCATTTAAAGTTTTTGTTATCATAGTATAGTTTCATCCAATCCCAATTTACCACTTGCATATGGTTTTACGCAAGATACTTGACTTCGAAAAACATTTCGATTCCATATAAATTTGACCTCAGTAATAAACCACTGTCCAAACATTTTATAATCAAATTTATTAGCATATTGTCCAGCAGATTCAATGGCCATAAATTTACCACTTCTTAAAAAAGTCATACCGTTTAAATCCATAGTAATGTGTTGATTTGAATACAAAGCGTTATACAAACCGCGGTTTCTTCCTTGAAACTCACTAGTGGTGTTTAATGACTTGTTATACTCAGATGTCATGGGACTACGTGATTTATATTCGGTTTTAAGTTTATTAATTCCAAGATTAACATAATCTAATGTTGCTGAATCATCATTACTTGATTTTAAATTTTTTTGAAACGAGTCTAGGTACTTCTCTTTTATAAAAGACTGAATATTATTAATTGTATTAGATTTAGTATAACATATAAATTTTTTATTAATATAGTCATACATAAAAAGTGGGCTATTTGTTATTTTTTGTGAGTTAGTATCAGCTGACATTTCATTAAAAATTAATCTATTAACTTTACATAGCATGTCTAGGTTAGGGTTTCCTTCCTGCTCAACAATCGGAGCTAAAGCTAGTCTTGACGAGTTTCCAGTATTAGTTATATCTTCTAAAACACCATGAGCAATTTGATTTTCGTTCGCAGCTTTAAAGATATTATTAAACGACTTTAAATACCAATATTGATATGTTTTGTCTTGAGAAAAAATACAAACATCTTGTGTTTTTTTACTAACGCATAATGACTGTAAATAAGAAATATCATTAGCTACGGTACTGGATAGTGGTGATGTATAAAATATTTTATTTTCTGTATCCTCCCAACTCGCTTTATCGGTATCATCAATAATCTTTAAATTATCTGGCATATTTGGGTCTTTTTCTTTAAATAAAGCAAAAGAATCTTTTAACATTGCTTTAATAGCTTCACTTACTAACATACTTCTAGGTTCTTCATCGGAAGAAGATCTTTTACCATTTGGTGTAGAACTAGTGCTCCAATTCATATTTAATTGATTTAATAAAAAATACTTAGCGTTACAAAACGAAATTTTTTTATATTTAATAACTAAATTTTCTGTTTCAAGATCTTCAATATTAGTAACTGAAAATGTGTATAGTATCTTCCACTCATTAGGAACTACGATTGGAACGCCACCAATATTAGACCCTAATGGATATATCTCAATGCGAATATAATCGCGACCGTCATTTCTAAAAATAAATTCTGGATTGTTTTTGTCTCCCCGTTCAAAGGCATTCATTTTATCTTCAATTGTTATATGACCACGTAAGCCGCCCCAATTTAAAACATTATCAACAATTTCCAATTCACGAATAGAATTTACATTTAATACTCTTTCGTAGTTTGAATTTTTAAACATAATTAAACACTTATATGCCTGTGAATTTGAAATTAAAATTGGAAAGGAGTATTTTTTTCCAAAAGCATCAGCGCTTCCTTGACCAGGGATGTTTTCTATTTCAATTTGTTTAAATAAATCAGGAACTTTAATAATAGCCATTAAGCGCCTCGCATTTTAGTTATAACTTGATTAACAGCAAATTTGTTTAGTACTTTTATTACCTTTCCAGAAACTGGACGTTCAATGGGATTTGATATGTTGTTAACCGAACAAACCAACCACCATAAATTAACAGTATCGTAAAATTTATATGAAATAGTTGTCCACATGTCTTTTGGAAGAATTGCATATTCTATATAATATTTTTTATCTAAATCGTCTGGAAAAATAATAGTTCTAGTAATATTAAAAAAATAAAATCCATTATTATCTTGATAAATGTTAAATAAATTTTCAAGACAATTAGAATCTATTTTGATGGTTGTATTTTTTATATCTGTAAATTTCATTACTGCCTTTAGTTTATTTGGGGTTATGGAATATTCGGATGAGTATATTTGTAAATACCCCCAGCGAGTATACCTACCGGTCCTCCTGCCCCCCAAATTAACCCTTGACCAAAATTTTTTACTGGTGCGCTAAATGCATTTAATAATTTTCCTGGAATTTCGGCATTTGATATTTCTATTGCTCGTACTTTTTTATGACTAGGATCAGTTACACTATCATATATCAAATTTGACTCCTTAACCAATTCCATAATAGAAAGTCTTATTTTCCATTCATCGGGGACAATATATTCAGGGTGCTTTTCGTCAATATACATTTTATTCAACTGACCAACATTCTCAACGGTTAAGCTTAAAATTGCACAAGCAGGAGAGTATCTAATACCAGGAATATCCAGGGTATATATACAAGGTGGTAACATTGTATAAAACCCATCTCTTATAGGTAAGTTTGCAAAAATTAAACTTTCAATTAATTCAATATGGAGTTTAATCCCTGGCAACCAGTCGAACTCCGTAAAGTCTGTGTTTATTAAACTGAACTCTAAATTAATAGTGGCCTCATCAATATTTCCCCAGGCTTTAGCAGTGTCAAACCCCCCCGCAGGCGAAACCCATTCATTAAGTTTATTAGCCCAACTACCAATAACTTCAAAACTTCCAGTCCGATCTTCCCATTTATTATTAATTAAATGATTATAGTTATCAAACCAAGGAAGACTATAAGCATTTTTTGTTGCCGTAGCTTGATATAATCCACGATAAGGATCATAACCAGGGTGGGTTTCATAGCCACCACGGGGTTCTATACCAGGAGTAAATAAAACACTATTTGCGACCGCTTCTTCAAGCTGTGACCCAAAATTACCAGCTAAGTGAGCATACCTTAACATGGTAGCAATCATAGATGACATATCTTGTCGATACTCAACAAGTTCAACCTGTGGAACCTGTTGAAGTGCATCGGATCTATCAGAAACGGTCCATCTATATTTTCTATTACTATAAACATCAAATATCTTCATATTTCCCTTTTAATTATTTAATTAAGCTGGACTAAGTTGTGCTCTAAAACTATTTGCAGCATTTCCCATTGCGACAGGCGAAGAAATTTGTGCTGTTTTTCTTTGAGGAAACATAATAGGTTCTTTTTCACTTACTTTTTTAAAACCTGATTTAGACGTATCATTTAGTGTACCAATTCCATTACTTATTGAAAAGATACCCTGTCCTGATTCTTTTAGTATATCTTTCACTTCCGTAAATAATTTAAACATTTCTTTATTAGAAATATCATTTTCAGATTTTTTTAGTGTTTTAGATGCTTCTATTTTAATATAATCCATGGGATCAAACTTAATATTTTGACCTTGAGGGTTAATAAACATTTTTGTATCATTAACAGGTGTTGATTGCTGCTTGTCAGCCTCCATACGTGCCTTAAGAGCCATTATCTTCATTCTAAGCTGTTCCATTCTAGCTACATCCTTTGCACCACCAGGTAAATCGTCATCAGCTTCTTCATTAAGACCAACTAAGTTTTCTGGTTTTAATTTCATCCCAAGCATACTACCACCAATATCCATTAGTGCTTGAGTCCCAGGTATAATATAAGCCAACTCTCTTAATCCGGTTTTTATATCTTTAGATCGAAAAGCGTCAACGGCTCTTGCTATTCGCATAATACTATCAACAAATGGAATTGATAATATCCACTTATCTATAATTTTTGAGACATTAACATTAGCATTAGATTTCTTTAATTCTTTTGAACCTCCTCCTTTTAAATCTCGATAAACAGAATAAGCATCTATTGCAAATGATACCGCAGTTCCAATTCCAGGAACTGTGCTGGCCGCTCCACTTGCAAGGTCTAATAAACCTCCAATATAATCTTCTTGTAAAAATCGCGAAATAGCAAAGCCAACACCAACGAATAATCCAATTAAAGGAATTTTTAGTAATAACGACTTTGCAGCTTTTAAGCCAAATTTTCTTCCCATAGTTTTTAATAAACTGGTCTTACCTGTTTTTACTCCAAGTTCAACACCCTCAAATGACATATTTTTAACAACGGAAAGTAATAAATTCTTTTCTAGTCTAGGAATTAGTTTTTCTAGTAATGGTTGGATAAACAATTTTGCTCCACCTCTAACTCCAACTTTTTTTAGTGCTTTAAAAGGGCCGTCATCAAATAAACCACTAACAAGTAAACTAGCAGTTGCTAACGACCCAAATCCTAAAATTAATGCAGGAATATATTTTAATAAACTTATAGCCCAAAAAGGTAACTGTTTTAGCATATCAAAAATCGAACCCGAGTCTTTCTTTTCACGAAAAGGTGTTTCTTCTTTTTCACCAAATATTTTTTTAATTTTTTTAATAGCATCGTCACCAATATCAGTTATTTTAATTCTTTGAGCTTGACCTAAAATCCCCTGTGTAATTTTTTCTTTTTCTGATGTTGTATCTGATCCAGTTGAGCCGTAAATCTTAGGTTCGTTAATAGAATCAGATATATTAGGGGCTACAGTACTTGGATCTTCTACAGGGATTTCAGCAGATGTTTCAGTAGGCATTATTTTTGTTCGAAGAGGCTTTAACCCCATTTTTTTCATAACAGATTTAATCATTTGATTAGAAAGATTACTAAATTGTGATGTTAAGTCAATTGTTCTAGATTTAAAATTAACAGTTTTAAATCCGTCTAATAATTTATTAAGTAATACATCTTGAAGGGGTTCCCATTTATTTACATTTACTGTTGCTAATAGGTTATCAAGACTAAAAGATGAACCTATATCTAAACGTAACTCATTAGTGGCTTCAAGTCCAGGTCCTCCGTCTAACTTTGGACTTAAAAACTTCATATCGTTAACTGCACTACTAATCTTCTTTAAAATGTTTTTTATAACCCCATTATACGCAGATTTTGTAAAAAATCCAAGTTTTTTATCAAACCCCATTAATGAAGATAAATCTAATACCATTTCTGTACTAGACACTGTTTGTTTGCCGTCTTTATCTAAGGTAGTAAATTTTAAATTTTTAGCTACCCGAAATATTTGATTTAATATCCGCATTAATACTGCATTATAAGCTAATCGAGTTATAAGATATGATTCTTTTGGAAAATTCATTAAACTACCAATATCAAGAACCATTTTATCTCTTGAAGATGTTGCTTTACCAGTTTTAGGATCTATTGATTTAAACTGTAAATCATCAATCCCCGCGTTTAACTTCCTTAACAATTTAAATAACGTAAATGTATATCCAATACTTATTAACTTATTGGTTTTCTTATCAGGATTTAATAAATCAGATATATTATCTAAACTATGTTCTTTTTTAAACAAACCAGCGTTTTTTACATGATCTGAAATTAGTTTTGTAATATTAAGCTTTTCTACATTTGCAAATCCAACTTTTTTAAAACTTTCAGTTATAGTATTACCAAAATTCTTTGCAAATTCTGGACCTAAACCCGTATTTATTCCTTCTATTAACTTGGTTCTTATTTTAATCATTTCTGGTTCAGGAAGATCGAAAATCTTAGAAATATTTTTAAAATTGAGATCCTTCCAAGAAACTTTAATAGGATCTAATTTAATTTTCTTGGACACTTTATCAACAATACTGGTTTTAACTTGTTTTGCCCCTAAAGAATCAGCAATAATTGTATTAAATTTACTTTTAAGAATAGCAGATACTTTAGGATTAAGTTTAAAGATTTCTTCAAGATCACTAGTTATATCAATTTTTGTTTTAACACTAATATTGTCAATTTTACTTTTAACTTTTGCTAAAAGGGGTTCAATTATTTTATCTTTTATTTGGTGTTTAAACGGTACTAATGACTTGTCAGAAAAAATCTTTGTAATAAAATCTTTTAAATTATCTTGAAGAGACGTAGCTATTACGTTTTTTGACACTTTGCCGCCAGCTTCTACTGTTATAGCACTAGCAACTTCGATAATTTTGTTTAAAATTTCTTGAAACCCTGGTTGTTCGTTTGTAGGCATTTATATTCCATTATTTAAGTTATTTGGCTTACTTTGTTTTTCTTTCGCTTTCTGTTCTTCTTCATAATATAGCCAGTACAATCTTCTTTCTGTTGGCGTCATTCGTTCTACATAATCCCATGAAAACCCAATTAATCTTTGCATATAATATATATCTTTATATAGTGCATGCAAATTTTCACTAAAAATTGATTTTAGGAAGCCGTAAAAAAATTTGCGTTTAGGCTCATCCTCCAATCAATCTTTTCTTTACATTTCGGACAATCAAAACTAATAATAGAAACCTTTTCAATTTCTTTATTTAATTCGTTTACATATTCAATAATCTTCTTAACAAATCTTTCTGGCAGCTGTTCAATTAATGTAATCCGGTTCATCATTGAAAGTGGATTTAAGTCAAATTGAATAGTTTTTTCCGGAGTTACAATGGTTAATATGTTAATATACTTTACTATTTCCCCAATAAAAACATCACCAATCATTTTACGAGCCTGTTCTACGTCTTTAATTTCTGTATTATCTACATTACTACGAACTTCTTTTTCTAGTTGATACTCCGTTAATATAGTAGGAATGCTACAACTACAAGAAAATTTCCCACTGTCATCTGTTATTGTTTTTGATAGGAGTATAACGGTTTTAGCTTTTTCTGTTAACTCTTTCAGCCCAATACCACGTTTAGTTTTTTCTTTACAAGCTTCATTAGTACATTCTAACTCTGCCTCGTAGACATTGCCTACACTAACAGATCTCATAACTAGTGAAATAATAAACTTGTCAAAAATCGTTAAGTTATCAATGTTTATGTTTTCATCTACACAATTCTCTTTAATAGTTTGTCTTAATGCAAAAATAAACTCTGTGTTAAATACAGGAGAATCAATAATAGACTTAATTATTCGTTTTTGTTGAGCTGTATTAATTTCTCTAAACATTACGGTTTGGTTTAATGAAGGAATAAACACTTCATAGGCAAATGTGTCATTTACCTTTTTTACTAAACCTAACACGTCTTCAATTTTAAAATTTTGCTCGGCTTGACCTATTTGTGTTACTTGATTTTCCATAATATAACCTTTCATTTAATTAACGACGAATTACATCGCTTTTGTTTACAATAACTATACCTTTTATTATGTTTCCACTTGAAATATCGTCTTTACTTATATTAATTTGATTTTCATTTAATTTGGTTAAATTTGTAGGAACATCATCCCGAGATAATTGAAGATCTGGGACCTTAAAACTTGGACTAGGAACGTCTGGTTGACTAGTAGCCTTGTTTATAATTATAAAGTTAGGTCCAGGAGTATCACTCCCACTTCCTATCGGTTTTTCAATATCAACGTCTTGATAATTAGACACGTCTTTAATGTTAATAATTTTTCCTTTAATATCCCATTTTGTTGAAGTGTCCCCACTAGATAAAACTTTATCAGCAACTACCATTTTTCCATTAGAAATATCATCGCTTGGATTAGCTGCGTTTTGTGACCTTAAAGAAATGGGAACATCATTACCAATCTTAATATTATTAATGTTTACTGAATTGATTGTGCTTGTTTTATTAATTGAAATATCTGGCGAAATTGAAGGAATAGGAACATCAATTCCTTGACTTTCATTTCCAGTTACTTTATTAATTACACCACTAATAACTTCAGTTACTTTACTTTTAACTAAAACTTCTATCGGGGAAGCTGTATCACTAATTACTGGAATTGCTAAACTGTTTAATAAACCAGATGGTAAGGTAGCAACAGTCTTATCTATATGCTCTATAAATTTTTGAGTGGGTATTTTTGGAGGCTCACCAACTAAATTTGGCTCCCCAAGAGGGTTTTGTACATTTACTTTACCATCTGTATTGCCAGGGCCCCATTCTTCCGACTTTTCGGACGTTCCTAAACCCGTAAATGTTTTTATTGTTGAATTAACTAAATTTCCACCTACAATTGCATTTTTGATTTTATTAATTCCTAAATTTTCAGCGGCTTGATTAGCAGCTTGACTGGCTATATTTTGAACAGTTGTTATTCCATCATTTTTAGCTCGATCCAATAGTTGTGAACCCAGACCAGATTTTTTAAATGACGGAAGTTTTGAAAATTGAGGGCCGTCAGGTTTGTCACTTGCTTCAAATGCAGATTTCGTTAACCATGAAGGCCAAGCTTGTAAAGCATCATTTTCATAAGCCCCTCCATTGCCTTCGTTTTGATCATCTACAGAATATGAATTATAAATCCAAGTAGTATTCCTAGTTATAATTGAATTGGGTGTATCATAACTATAAGCCTCATTATCAACAGAAACAGGAACAGCTTTATCAAAATGATAAACTTTACGAATATAAAAACCCTTTTCACTCTTTTGATAAAATGATATATTTAATTGTGTTTTAATTTTAGGCTCTTTTAAACTTACAAATGACGCTATACTAATCCAAGGTCTAATTAAAAAGTCAATAATAGATGCGTTATTTTCCATAAAAGAAATAGTCAATTGATCAAAGTTCTTTCTGCCATTTCCAACTCGACCTTTAAGATAACCAGTGTTTGTTGGAGTTGAAGTAAACTCATTGTCCATACCATCACCAGGAACAGACATGCCTTGAATTAAGTATCTAACAATATTATCATCATTATTAACATTTTTGCTATTATATTGAATTGATGAATTAATGTTCCACATAGTCGGGTCAGATACATATGATTTTGCTGACCCATTAAAACCAAGCTGACTTTTTGCTATAGTACTTAATAAAGTAGGAACTTGAAAGTCTAGATGCCAAAAACACCGCATTGCTGGAAAATTTGCGGCGTTTCCTCTAAGAATTTTCTCATCAAACTTTTTTATAAAATTAGTATTTTGATATTTATTTCCCATATTTGTACCTAAAAAAATAGCTATAAAGGTCACCCTTTATAACTATTTAATCGAACGGAAAGTAAAGTTGACTAATAATTAAACACCCTGGGTCCAATATTGATAGGCAAATGTACATGTAAAGTCAAGAGGAGTACCAGCGCCTTCAATATTATAATTTACAGGACCAACGGTTTTAGGATATAAACCAACAAATGAATAGGTTCTAAGCGTTTCAAAGGTCTTTCCTAGTAAATTCATGGTAGCTAACTGAATCGGAACACCGTACTTGCCTGTTCCGCCTGATCCAGCCACAGCATCAAATATTTCCGTCATCCAAGCTTCCATACGATTACGAATATTTTGAGCTTCATCACAGCGAACTAATAGGTCCCAACTATCGGAACCATCATAAGTAACTGCACCTGGAATATTAAATGGAAGACCCATATATGGG